TAGCTCCAGGCCGGGACGGTGCCGTCGGCGAGCTGGCCGGGCGCCGACCACGTCAGGCCGCCGCCAGCCTCACGGCTCATCGAGTAGTCGGTGAAGAGCACTTCGGCCGCGATGGTCTGGCCGCTGTGGGTGATGGTGACCGTCCGGCCGACCTGGTTGGTCGCCAGCGTCCGGTAGTTCTTGAGCACGGCGTGGCTCATGTTCGCCGCGTCGTTGAAGATGCCGTTGAGGGTCACCGAGAAGTCGGCGAGCAGGTGGATGCGCTCACGGGCTGACTTGTCCACGCCCGTGACGTCCTGCACGTCGCTCGGCATCGCCCACTGCAAATTCGTGATGTCGTTGCTGATGTTGCGCTGGGTGCCGGCCGAGTCGTCGACCTGCACCGACAGCCCAAGCCCGCTTTTCTTAGCCATTGATTAGCCTCCCTGCACGGTATGCACCGTCGTTGAACTCGTCCCGCCAGCTCTCCCAGCGGGGATGTCGGATGAGCCGGCCGCGCCTCTGCTGGAGGTACTCCGGCTCCCGCTCCACGGGCAAGCGATGCTCGCGGAAGCACCGCTGGCCCGGCTCGAAGACGTACGCCTCCAGCCCGGCCGCATGCCCAACGTCCTCGCCACGGGCAACCCGGTACCGCCGGCCCGACCGCTGCACTGCCATCCGCAGCTCGGGGTAACGCGAATGACTCGGGTCCAGCAGCGTTACCCATCCCTGCAGGTAGTGCACGCAGTCGACCTCCTCGCACGTGGCCTCCCGCCAGTGCGTCGGGACCGGTCGCCGGATGGCGAATATCTCCACCGCTACACCTCAAGCGGTTCGCGGGTGAAGACCACCACGAACTTGAGCTGCGAGAACGTCCCGGTGGTCCGCACCCGCAGGTAACGCTCCACCGCCGCCGTCTTGGACGCCGATTTCGCCACGTAGGCCCCCGGCGCCGTGAGCGACCCGAACGATGCCAGCGTGGCCCACGGGTCGCCGCTGCCATTGTCCTGAGATTCCTCGATGAGCACCGTCGGGTTGCCCGACGTGAGGCTGATGACTTGGAGGTACGCGGCCCACCCGGTCGACGTCCCTGCCCCGTTGTCCACCGAAGCACCGGCGGTGGCGTTCGCATCCGTGCGAATGCCCGGCGTGAGCTGGGTGCACCAGTCCAGGCCGTTGCGCCCGCTCAAGCACTGGACGGTGAACGTCAAACCACCCGCAGCTTCACGGCTCCAGTCGAAATTCACCTGCCGGGCGACCATCGCGGCCGCGTGGTTGCCCAACCCCTGCCCCCGCAGATAAGTGACGATGCGCTCCTCCGGCGTTCGCGGTGTTTTCAGTGCTTGGAAAACCACTCCGGGGTCATCACGCCAAAAGCCGGTGAAGCTGATTTCCCCATCCGCCAAACCATAGATGCGCTCCCGCCCACCGGACGAGATGGCCGTCACGTCGATGGCCTCGGAGCTCATTCCGATTTTGCTGATGGCCCCCACATCACCGCTCGCGTCATAACCGGCGACGAACAGCCGGTCGCCGATGCCAGATTGCTTAGCCATTCACGGCCTCCCCCTCGTAGTCGTCGATGAGCACGTCGAACAGGAGCTGGTGATACAGCGGCGCCGGCTGCCCCCCAACCGCCACCCCGTCCGCCAGCGGTGCGATGACCCGCGATGCCGGGGTCATCGTCAGCCGCGTGACCAGCCCACCGAGCGTCGAGTCTGCCCGCAGCGCCGTCTTGACCGCCCGCAGGGTGTCGGCCATCTCCACGTCCAGCCGTTTCACCTCGCTCTGCGCCGAACGGGCCACCCACGCGAGGACCACACCGAAGCGGTGCGTCGTCATGACGTTGGCCAGCGTCTCCTCCTCGGAGTCCTCGCCGTCCCACCACACCGCCGCCAGTCGCGAGACGTCCGGCGCCTGCAGCCCGACACCCGTCACGACCACGTCGAACCGCTTCTTCCCGTACGGGCCCGTCTGCGCCGCCACGGCGTCCAGCTTGGTCTTCAGCGCGTCGATGACATCCTCGATGGCAATCACGACAGCGCCTCCACGATGGGCGGGGCGAAGATGCCCTGCTTCTTCACCTTGTTGAGGGCGTAGATGGTCCGGGCGTAGAAGTCACTCGTCCGCCGCAGCCGGCGCCCCTTGCGCTCACCGAACGCCAGCCACGAGCGCGTGGGGCGGTTGTTGTGGCTCTCCAGCACACTCCGGTGCCAGATGCGGCGCTGACGTACTTTGCCTTTCTTTGTCGTATATGTCTCCATCCCGCCGCGCCGCACCGAGATAACCCCACCCCACACGTCAGTCGGCGTGATGAACACGTACCCGGCAGTCCCTTGTTTTCGCCGCTGGATGACCCGGATGCTCGAAATCGTCCGCCCCGTGTGAACGAGGTGGTAATTGAGCATCGCGTACTTCATGGTCTCGGCACCGACTTCGCCGAGCTGGAGCAACCCCTGGGCCACGGCATCGTGCATCCGTTTGCTGGCGTCGGGCTGGAAGAGTGGACCGGACACGTCGACCTTGACCAGGCTCATGCCACACCAACCCGCCGATAACTCACCAGCAGCGACCGGATCGCGGACCACGCCGTGGACGAACGCGACGGGAATCCGGTCCCGCCGACGTCCGTCATCACCACCGAGCCCTGCCAGCCCGACAGCTCGTCCCAGCTCATCCGCCCGACCCACGCGAGCAGCGCCCTGGTCAGCGCCGGGGGCGGTTCCACCACCGACACCGCCGCCGTCGTATGACTGACCGCGGTCGTTCCGTTGATGCCGCGCTTCACGGTGACCGTCGAACCGCTGACCGCCTCCACCGCCATCCGCTCAGCGCCGACCAGGATGGTGTCGCCCCGCCAGATTTTGTCCGTCACCGACCCGCTCATGGTCAGCACAGTCGCGGAGGCGTTGGCGGTCAGGGTCACCCCAGTCGAAATCAGCCCATGCGGGATGCCCAGCGTGCCAGTCAGCTTCAGGGCCCGCGGCCACGTGGGGATAGCGCCAAGCGCGCCACCCGTCAGCAGCCGAATGCGCCAGTAGGGCTTGCCCACGTCCGGGCCCTCGGTTGGCTCCATCACGTAATCCGTACCCGTCAGCGTGAGGTCGTACGTCCCGTCCGCGTCCGTGTCCGCCACCAGCGAATCCACCGAGACCACCGGGACCGACAGGTAGGCCACCTTGCCCCACTCATTCGCGTGGCAGGGGCGCGTGAGCGACACGTACGTCTCGCCCTTGCGCTCGTAAGCCGGGTAGCCGACGTAGTTGTCGACCGCCCGGCTCATCTGCTCGGCGATGTCGAGCAGGCGCTCGTCCTCGCCCGTGTGGTCTGATCCCAAATTCGCCGCGCGGCGAAGCTGTGGGAGCCGGGCGTAGAGATTCATCGCCGGCGCCCCCTCGGCGCCGGCCGCGTCACGCTGCCATCAGCAGCCTGCTCCTTACCACCTCCGCCAGCAGCGACCGGCTCAAACGACCCCGGCGAATCACGCAGCAGGAACTCCGCGAACTCGTCGGGGACGCTGATAACTTCACCTGCACGATAGGCCAGCGGCCCGGCCTGGTAGTCTGCCACCACCCGCAGCTCAGCCATCTATCACCTCCAGAGCTGGTGGGAGGGGGGCTCTCCCCCAGACCCCCCTCCCACCGGGTGGGGTTAGTCAGACGTCACGTTGTACACGCCAGCCGCGACATCAGCGCCCCAGCGCTGGAAGCCCTGCCGCGTGTACAGCTCGATGAGGAACTGGTCGGTCCGCTGAATCCGGTCCATGAACATCTGCATGCTCCGGTACTCGCCGCGGAGCCAGCCGCGCACGTTCACGACCGTGAGCTGGCCGAACGTGTTGTTCGCCGGGGTGGCCGACAGCTTGCCATCGGCTTTGGTCTTGGCGGCGTAGGCCGGCGAAATGACCGGGATGCCGAAGATCGACCCGACCTGGCCCGTGAGCAGCGTCGCCTGCGGCCCGAACTTGTCGACCGTCAGGAACTCCGGCAGCAGCATGAGCTTGGTCACGAGTCCCTGGTTGACCACGATCCGCAGGTTCTCCCGGTCGCTCGCCCAGTCGATGTTGTCGAGGGCGTTGACCGAGTTGCCGAGGCCCGCGAGCTTTGCGATGGCGCTGGCGATGTTGGCCAGCGTGATGCCGCCGCCTGTGCCGTTCACGCCGTTACCGGCATCGTCCACGAGCCAGTAGTGGCGGATGCCGTCGAAAGCGAGGTAGTGTCGCGTCGCAGCCGGGGCTGCGTCGTCGCTGTTGATGTTGCCCGTGCCTGCGTTGGTCATGTCGCCGTTGTAGACGGCGCTGCCGAGGTACAGCGCGTAGGCCTCGCCCAGCTTCTGGCGCAGGAGCTCCGCAAAGCCAACGATGGAATCCTCGTTGAGCTCCGCCGACCAAATCTGCTGAATCGTGAACTTCTTGGCCGTGAGCGTCCGCCGACCGCTGCCGGTCTTGCTCGTCGCGTACGGCGTCGCGTTGGAGTCCACCGACTCGCCAACGAGCAGCATCTCCGGCAGCGAGCCGTCGATAGGCACGTAGGCCGTCGGCGCTGTCATCGTGATGGACGGGATGGACGCCAGCAGCGAGTCCCTGTTCCGGGCTGCCTGCCAGAGGTCCTGGACGTACTGGGCGCCAACCAGCTCAGCGCCGAACCCCGTCTCCTGCGTGTCCATCGCGCGGGTCCGCGGGGCGGTCATCGCATCGTCCGAGACCGACTCCCGCACGACCTGCGGAGGCGGCATCAGCTCGAACATGTACGCGCGCCAGACCCGCTGGAGCTCCTCGCTCATCTGGATGTCGACCGGGCGCTCCCGCAGCTTGCGGGCCCCCTCGATGAGCTGCCCAACCAGCTCAAGGTTGGCCCGGATGCGCCGCTCGTTCTCCTCGCGCCCCTGGTCGTTTCGCCACCAGAACGCCTCGTGCGCCGTCCGAACGCGGTCCGTCGCCGCAGCCCGAACACCCGGCAACAGCGATGTATCGCGCTGCACTTCGCCAGCCGGCTCATCCGCCGGCTTTTCCTCCGCCGGCTTCCGCTCAGCCACTTCACGCAGCGCCCCAAGGTCGCCGCGCATCTCCCGAATCTCCCCGGCCAGGTCGGCCAGCCCGTCCCGCAGCGCGGCAGCGAGCTCGACCACCGGGTCGGCCACCATCTGCTCCGTCATCTCCCCCTCCTGGAAGTCATCTCCCGGATGGCGCCCGCGATGGCCAGCAG